GCGGACACAGGGCGGCGGCAGTTTTGGCGCAGAACATTGATGAAATGACGACGGAAATTCGGCGGATGAACGACGCGAGATTCGCGCATAGCGGACACTGATTTATGTCAATTCTGCGAACAGCTCAAGCCATCGTCTCACTGACCGCGCGGCGTGTCAGTGGCGATCCTGTCACGTATCGACGTGGGGAATTGTCGTTCGCAGTGCCATTTGCAACGCAGGGTAAAACGCGGTGGCAGCTGCGGGATACGCAGGGCATGCTTGTCGTCACTGAATCAGTCGATTGGCTGATTGAATTTGACGCGTTGGACGTTGAGCCGGCGAAGTTCGATCGGATTGAGCTTGATCTGCCGGCCAATCGCAATCAGGGGATTGACATCCCCCGCTCGCCTGTGATTTATCAGGTCATGCCGTTTGGGCCTGAGGGTCGGTGCTGGCGGTGGCATGGTGCTGATCGAAACACGGCACGTATTTTCACGACGCTGCTGTCTGATCCGGGGGTGACGGCATGAGCCTTGATGCCCTGACAGAAGCTGTCGTTGAGGAATTGAACGCCGGCATATGGCCAACGGTGGATTTTCACGCCGTCTACGATCTGTTGCCGACGTTCAAGCGTGAGACGATGGGCACAGAAATGTTTTGCCGAGTGGTGCCGAGTGCAGCCGCGACTGCCGGGCGTCTGAATCGCAATCGATCACGGTTCGATCTCACAGTGGATATCGGATTTGCGAAAGTGCTGGAGGCAGACACGCTCGACGTTTTACGACCGCTGGTGCAGTTCGTGGAATCAGTTCAGACCTGGTTCGATGAAAATCAGACGGCACTGGTGAGCTGCGCGTATGACAGGTCTGAGTTCTCGCCGTTGTATGTTCCGCAGTTGCTGCGGGATGAGGGTATTTTTTGTTCTGTCCTGGCGGTGACGTACAGAAAAACATGATGCAGATGACTGTACAAATGAAACTGGCTGATTTCCAGAAACCGTATCGACGCGGTGTCCGGAAGTGGTTGGGGTACGCCGGTGGGTTAGTGCGGAAAATCGCGAAACGATCTCTGCGGCAGGCCACCAAAAAACGGAACGTGGATGAGCTGACGGATGACGAGCTGGATCGATATGTGATCAGGACTCGGATTGCCGAACAGGAAGGCCTGCCGAAACCGGAAATGCCGGATCGGGTTTCAAAGCCCGGGCGGCCGCCGTTGCTGCATGGCAAGAAATCTCCGCTGAAACACCTGCTTTTCTATGCTGTCGATGAGGCGGCTCAAGACACAGTGATTGGACCGGAGCGGGCTCGGAAGGCGATTGCGGACAAGATTGGAAAAGGATCGAAACGAGCGGCACGGCCGTTCATGGCACCCGCTGAAGAAAAAGCCAGGCCAATGCTGGCCGGGGCATGGTCTGGGGCGTTTAGTTGATTTTTTGAAAGGTGACTCCGATGGCAAACAACGGTTTGAATATGGTTCTTTATCTGGATGACGATCCGGATTTGGTGGGCTCTTCTGCACATACGTGGCAGGAAATCGACATCGTGGCTGACGTGACGGTGAACCAGTCACGCAATAAGGGCACGGTGAAGAATCGCGCAGCCGGCACGGAGAAATACCTCGCGGGGCTGAAGGTCCGATCGATCGATCTGGAAGTGACTCACGAGCCCGGCAACGCCAAGTGGCAGATCCTGAACGAAGCGTTCGAAAACGGTGACGTGATCGGCGTTGCGGCAATGGACAAGGCTATCAACGTGTCTGGTGCTGTTGGTCTGCAGATGGATTGCATCATCACTGAGTTCACTCAAACGCAGCCGCTGGAAGATTCCAGCAACTGGAAAGTCAAACTGGAACCTGCGGCACGGTCTCCGTTTGAACCGGCACACGTGACGATTCCGTAGGCAATTACCCCTTACACTGACCCTCTCCCTTTCATCGGAGGACTTACGTCCTTCCGCTCGCTGAAGGGGAGAGGGGACAGGTGCAAACAATTGAAGGAACATTTTCGATGGCTGTTGAAGTTGAAACACGGACGGTTGTTAACAAGCTGAAGCATCCAGACGGCACGGTTGAGGAAATCACCGTTGTCGAACGGCGGCCGAAGAAACGCCACGATTCCATGATGCGGCATATGCAGGATCTGGCGGAAGGAAAACGCAGGCTGGAGGAGCTGGCGGCGAAGGCGGCTGAAACGACTGAGGTTCCGGGTAGTGTTGTTGAGAGCGAATCTGAACCTGCTGGCGAATCGCAATCAGGGGATTGACATCCCCCGCTCGCCGGATTTTTGACCATTTTGTTGAAAGGGAATGTATGCGGACATTTGCAGACGCGGCTGGCCGGGAATGGAGGCTGGCGATTGGGTTGGCGACGGCTCGGCATCTGAAGGATGCGACTGACGGCCGAATTGATGTGATCGAACAGGGCAAGGGCACGACTGGTCACAACCTGTTTGGAGCCCTGGCGGCGGATATTGGGTTGCTGGGACAGGTGCTGTGGATCCTGTGCGAGGCGCAGGCCGAGGAAGCGGGCATCAGCGAGCTGCAGTTTGCCGAGGCCTTTGACATGGACGCACTGGCGAGAGGGCAGGACGCGTTGATTGAGGCCATCATCGATTTTTTCCCGAACCGGTCACGGGGGCTACTGAGAGAGGGCGCAGCCGTGGCCAGGGAGATCGCGGACACGGAAGCCAGCGCTGCGGAGAGTCGGGCGATGGAGATCCTGAAGAGTCCGGAGATGGCAGCGGTGATGCGGGCGGCTATTCATGGCAAACCGTGTTCGAGTATGCCGGAATTTGCGGTCTGAATCCTTCGGAGCTGTGGCGCAGGGATCCTGAGTTGACGCTGCGGGAATTGTTCTGGATGGCGTGGGCCAGGCGCCGGGATGATTGGGACCACACGGCGTCTCTGCGGGGGCATCTGGCCAACATGTTTCGGTCTGAGGGATCACGGCCGGTGCATCCGTGGGCTTACCACCCATTGCGGGAGACTCCGAAGCAGAAAAAGAAATCTGGATGCACTGTGCAGCAGTTGACGGCGGCGTTTGTGGGGATCTAAGGGCATGGCATCCAAATCGGGCATCGAAGCGGGGCGGGCGTTTATCAGAATGTTTCTGATGGACGATGAACTGCGCGCGAAGCTGGGAACGCTGCAATCCAAGATGCGGGCCGTGGCTGCCACGGTGGGGAACATTGGGGCACAGATGACTGCCGCAGGAATTGCGATGACGGTGCCATTTGCGGCCGCATTGGCGATGTTTGTGCCGTTCAGCGATGCCATGAAAACCGTTGGGGCAGTCAGCCGGGCGTCTGCAGACGAATTGCAGATGATGACCGAAGAGGCTAAACGACTCGGGGCGACCACGTCGTTCACTGCGGTCCAGGTCGCTCAGATGATGACGGAGCTGGGCCGTGCCGGATTCAGTCCGGTGCAGATCAACGAAATGACAGCCGCTGTCATGAATCTGGCACGCGCGTCAGGTACCGAAGCTGCGATGGCTTCCGGGATCATGTCTGCGACCATTCGCCAGTTCAGCCTGGAAGCTGCTGACGCAGCGCACGTGGCGGACGTGTTGACCTATGCGGCGAATTCGACGTTCAACAGCGTTGAATCGTTGGGTGAGTCACTGAAGTATGCCGGGCCGGTTGCTGCCGATCTGGGGATGTCGCTGGAAGATACGGTGGCCATCCTTGGAACGCTCGGCAATGTTGGAATCCAGGGAAGTGAAGCGGGCACGGCGTTACGGCGCCTGTCTGTGCTGTCTGCCGCTGAAGCCGGGAAGATGGAAGAGGTCTTTGGAGTGGCGTTCAAAGACGCCGCCGGCAATGCACGCCCGCTGGTGACTGTTCTTGGAGAAGTCGCACGCGCCACGAAGGATATGGCGGATACGGAACGCGTCGGAAAAATGAATGATGCGTTCGGGCTGCTGGGAATCACGGCAGCTAACGTTATGTCCAAATCAGCCGCTGAGACGGAAAAGCTGGCGGCAGAGCTGAAAAACGTAGACGGAACGGCAAAGAAGACAGCCGACGAAATGGATTCGGGTATCGGTGGCAGCTTTCGTATCTTCATGTCAGCGGTGGAAGGTGTCGCCATTGCGACCGGCGAAGCTGTCGAAGGGCCGCTAAAGGCATGGACAGCATGGGCCACTGAAATCGCGGGCGAGCTGACTATCGTCATCAAGCACAGTCACGGCATTGTGCAGGCGTTGGCGTATATTGGGCCAGTCGTGCTGGTCATGGGTGGTTCACTGCTGGCTGTGGCAGCGGCGGTCAAGATTGTGACGTTCGCGATGACTGTCTGGACGCTGGCCACGAAGGCGGCGGCGGCCGGGCAGGCTGTTCTGTTGGCCTTGTCCGGGCCGAAAGGCTGGGCGATTCTGGCGGCCGGTGCTGTGGTGGCTGCCGGTGCCGTGTACACGGTCAAACAGGCCTACGATGCTGAAGCCAAAGCTGTCGAAGATGCGATGGCAAAAAACGATCAAGCGGCGAAAGCCCTGGGCGATGTGAAAGGCAAACTGGATGCACTCGGCGACACTCCGGCACCGAATCTGGCACCCGCCGGCACTGCACAACTCATGGAAGCTGACGAGGCGGTCAAAAAACTGATCGTTTCAATGGCCGGTCTGCGGGGAGCTACTGCAGAAGTGTTGGCGCAGCAGTCTGGTGGCGATGCGTTGACAGCTCTTTCGCTACTGGGCGGTGATGTGGCTGCGGACGCGGCTGACAGACTGCGTGACATGGTGGAAACCGCTATACCGCCGTCTGAGCAGCTTCGCCGGAAGTTGTTGGAGCTGGATGCGACGATGGCGGCGTTCGGTCAGAACGTGCCGCCGGATCTGCGGGCAAAGCTGCAACTGCAGATCGTTGAAGATGCCACCGGGGCATTGAAAAGTATCAGAACGCTGCAGGATGAAATCGGAATTCTGTCGGGCGTCACGACGGCGGCCGGGCAGGATCTGCAGGCACTGGCTGAAGCCGGCACGCCGCCGCAGCTGCTGGAACAGT